TGCAAAACGCAAAACAAGAAGAACTTTTTGAAGAAGTGGAGGTAGTAGATGACGCAGATAAAGAAGAAAAGGGGTCGCCCACCGAAAACCAAACTGTCGGAGATACCGAAGCCACAACCGAAGATCAAGGTGTCGCTGATGACGAAGATCTATCGGAGTATTCGGAATCTGTTAAAAAGCGTATCTCTAAACTTACGAACCGTTTTAGGGAAGAAGAGCGACAGCGAAAAGCTGCACTCGATTATGCAGAATCTATCAAAAAACAAAACGAAGACCTCAAAGCGAGGTTAGATAAGTTAGATAATAACTACGTTGGTGAGTTTGATAATAGAGTAACTGCACAAGCTCAAGCAGCAAAAGAGGCATATAAGAAAGCGTTAGAGTCTGGTGATGCAGACGCTTTGTATGATGCACAACAAAATATTTCTAGAATTGCCATGGAAGAGGCAAATCTAAAAAGGTTGAAAGCAGAGCGTGAAGAACAAGCAAAGAAACAAGAAACTGCACAAGCTCAACCACAAGCTCAACCACAAGCTCAACCAAAACCAGACCCTAGAGCCGAAAGATGGGCACAAGACAACGAGTGGTTTGGTCAAGATCAAACAATGACTTATGCAGCTTTTGGCATACATAAGACATTAATTGAGCAAGAAGGATTTGACCCGAACACCGAAGAGTACTACACTGAACTCGATAACAGAATTAGATCCGAGTTCTCACATAAGTTTTCGGATAACAAGAAGTCTAATGCTCCTAGAGTTGCTTCTGCTGGTAGCACAGCATCAAGATCAGGAGCAAAGAGGAGTAGAACAGTCAAACTGACTCCATCGCAGATTGCGATAGCAAAAAGATTGGGTGTTCCTTTAGAAGAATATGCAAAGCATGTGAAGGAGTAAGAATATGGCTACTACAAACAGAATTTCACGAGAAACTACAAGTCGTGCAAATACCTCAAGGAGAAAACCTTGGCAACCTCCAGCAAAATTGGATGCTCCCCCAGCTCCAGATGGATACGAACATAGATGGATTAGAACTGCCATTCGTGGTGAAGATGATAAGTCAAATGTTTTTTCCAGAATGAGAGAGGGATGGGAACCAGTCAAAGCCGAAGAGTACGGTGATGAAGCTGCAAAATATCCAGTTATTGAAGAGGGTAAAAACAAGGGAATTATTGGTGTCGGTGGTTTAATGTTGGCACGAATACCCACAGAAACGGTGCAAGAGAGAACTGAATATTTTCGGGAGCAGACCCGCAATCAAATGACAGCCGTGGATGAAAACTTGATGAGGGAACAACATCCCTCGATGCCTATCCATAAACCAGATAGGCAAAGTCGTGTAACCTTCGGCAAAGGAAGTAGAATGAATACTTCTGGATCCGAATAACTTTAGAAGGAGCAATAAATGGCTAATGCAAACGTAGCTTTTGGTCTAAAACCTGTAGGGATGCACGGTTCTAGTCCAGCGACTCAAGGTACGAGTCAATACTTTATTGCTAGTGATGCTTCCGCGATCTTTCAAGGTTCACCAGTCAAAGCCGAGTTAACTGGCGGAACTATTCAGATCGGATCTGCAACTGGTAACGGAGACCAATTAGTTGGTGTCTTTGCTGGCTGTGAGTATGTGGATGCGACTACTGGCAAGTTAAGGTTCAATAATACCTGGCCTGGTTCTGGTTCAGCTAATACGAACTTTGACATCAAAGGGTTTGTGTATGACAATCCAGCACAGAGATTTATTATCTGTTCTGATGGAACAAACACTGACAGAGCAACTGCTAAAGCAGATATCTTCAAAACTGCTGATCTAGCTGGTGGAACTGGTGGTAATACTACTACTGGTATTTCTACTGCTAAGTTAGATATATCAACTGCTGAAGATACAGATACTTCAAATTGTGTAATGATTTTAGGTATTCACGAAGAAGTAACTAATGCTGACCACAGTGCTGCTGGTGTTTCATACATAGTGAAAATCAACAATCATGCGTTATTGTCTTCTGACGCTGACGCTACTGCATCTTAAGGAGGGTCTAATATGGCTATTTCAAGAGCACAACTCGCCAAAGAGTTAGAGCCTGGCTTGAACGCTCTCTTTGGTATGGAGTATAATAGGTATGAAGGTCAACATGCAGAAATCTTTGACACCGAGTCATCTGACAGAGCGTTCGAAGAAGAGGTCATGTTGAGTGGTTTCGGAGCAGCACCTACTAAGCAAGAAGGTTCTGGTGTCACATTTGATGATGCAAACGAGGCTTACACTTCAAGGTAT